TGCGCATGAGAATTAAAAACTCTGGGGCATCTATGAGTCCCTGGTGTAGGGGAATCTGATGGGGGCTTCCGTTCTTGTCGATGCCCCATTCGTACGCTTGAAAGCGAAGGTGGGCACCGTAAGGATTCAACCCAGGATGGGTCTTGTCCAAAAGGCCGGTCTTCTTATCGACGAATTCAGGGGCTAGTGAAACGTGGGCACTAAATTGCATTCTTCGAAGTCCTGCAGCGGGAGCATAAATCTCAGAAGAAAATCCACGCTCTGCAGTGTTGTCGCAAAGTGCGACAAAGGAATTCTGATAGAATTGTTTTCCTTTGTCACCGAATGGTTTTGGAATTTCAGTGCTGTGTCCTTGAATGATACTGAGAACAGCAGAGGCCAACGCGCGTTTGCGCTTGTCTGGCAACAAATTACCTTGATCATCGAGCAATATGGCAGTAGTTGAATTGGTACTAGTGTTGTCCCACTCTTGTGAGATGTCCATAACTGAAACATCCATCGTTGACTCGATGCCTTTCCACAAGTGGAGGGAGGGAAAAATACAAGATGTACAAAACTCTGTTTTGCCTGTGCCTGGAGGTCCATCCAAAGCAACCACAAATGGAACGGGTCGCCGATTCCTTTTAATAAGGTAATATGTTAGATCTTCTAGCATTATATTGGCTTTATCATAACAATTACGAGCATAGGGAGTGGAATCAACCCTTGCGGCTTCAGCTTTTGTCTCCATGACAGTCTTGCGAAACTTTGCAAGCAATTCGTCTGATGACATCTTTGCTACCGAATCATCTCCAAGCTGCAACAAGCGCAAAGTGCTCGCACAATCCGCAAAATTAAGCGCAGTATTGTTTGGTACGAACATAGATCGCAACAACGCAGTACCACCAGCACAACCATCGGCGTAAACGCGTGTTTGGATTGTGATGATAGATCTGACAATGTGTGAGATGGAGGTCCCAAATCTTTCAATATGGGAATATGTCTTTTCCCAGTAAGTTCTGATGCTGGATGGATCGAACCCGGCTGAGAAGGGAATGGGTAGCAAGATCATGAAAGTGGCAAAATGTTTCAAAATGTTACAAACAGGGGTTTGCTTGAACTGTTTCATTGTGTCAAAAGAACTCGCGATGGTTTCTAACCAGCCAGGGGCTGGTGAACCGTCCTCTGCTACCATCGGTGATTTGAGCCCAGTGCACTCCCTTACTGTAGATATTAGATAAGGGAAAGCACTTGGAAACGAATTACGAAATCCGAGAAACAAAGACGCGAAAAGAGAGGTGAAATTTGCCAGGCAACGGGCTTTGCTTTCACTCCAACGTGGAGCTGATAGCACGCCAAGGACAAAAGTTATCAAAACGGTGTGCATTGAACACCGATCTAAAATGCCTGCTAAAGGGTAGGTATCGGTGACCTGTTCCTTTGCTGGGGTGAAGTCCATGAAGAAGCCGGATGGTATGTCTTTCAAGACATCAGAAGTGCGATCGCGGACCCAATCAAAAGAGGGACCAATCGCTGTTTCTGCCTGAAACTTACCAGGATCATATTTGCCTGATTCTGCTTGAAAATAAGAGGCCGCGGTGGCAGCCTCTCTGAAAGCATCCTCAAATTTCTTGTGGCGGTCAGACTTGGGCAATCTATCGTCAATCATCTTGGAAATTTTCATTGCAAAACGTTGGACGAAATCTCTACTCATTAAATACTCCGCGAAGCGAAAGAGAATGTTGAAAAGAAGCAACATTTTCAAAGCCCAAGTTGAGGACTGTTCGTGAACGGGAGTATGCCTATATTGAGGAGTTGGAACCCGAGGTGATTTTGTGTAAACGGGTATCGATTCGGCGACCATGATCGGGCGAGACATTTGACGGGAATTGTAGGCTTGTATTTCAGTGGAAAAGGTCATGTAAAAACCGTATAACCATAGAATGCAAGCGGTGATTATGAAGATGAGGCCAATGTAGTAAACGACGGGGTCGGAATATGTTTCAAATATGGAACATTCTAAATTCCGTCCTTCCACAATCAAAGTCGCAGATGGCATTTGAAGTTGTATAACTGGTACTGCCATAGTAGCCGCGTACATGATGTTCTTGGCATTAAATGGCCGATCATGCATAGGCGGTGGAATGTGGTAACGTTTTATGGTGTAAATCTTCTTAATCTTCTTCCGTTGTAGCCAAGGAATCGTCCGAAGCCATGCAATCAGCTCGTGGAAGTCACTGAGCCTGTCCAAATAAGGAGGAGCGACTGTGACAAGAAGCATGAAATACATGACGCCGCCATACAAGAAAATGTGAATTGTCTGTACGGTTTGATTGGCAAAGAGAGCTGGATCTGTGATAGCTGGCCATGCCATAGCAAACCAACAGAGGAATGGCCATGAAATGGCAGATGCTATTGCTCTCTTGTGTTGCGATAGGAATGGGACGATGGAGAAAAGCCAAAATAAGGCGTTCCCTCCAAAGAAGAAAAGGATCATACTTTGTGGGTACAATCCCATGGAGAACTGTCTGCGACGCTTAGAACGCCGAGAACTGATCCACTCTTCATACGCCCGAGACTTGATAACTCGGACGGAAAGAGTAGTTTTTGTGCTTTCGCACCCGGCAGTACCGGAAACCTTTGTTGTTGCATTAGTCATACTTTCCTCTTTTTGGTGATTATTCATGGTGAATGGGTAAAACAAAGGTTGATATGTTATTTTATGACGCGGTGATAGCATTGTAAAAATTAAGGGGGTGAGATATTCGATACATAGATAATCCAGATCACAACAGGATCCTTTTATTTTCTATTCAAACCTCCGTATTGACTACCCTGCAACGGGTGAGCATTTGATGATACTCGAACGGGGGGGCTATTTCTAGCAATTACAGGACTATAGATGTACATTGAGGTTTCTTATATACTTACTTTCAATGATGAGCCATTCTTTATATGGGAGGGTGCCCCCAAGAATGGTCTTATTTTTTATTCCGAGTTTGCACGTAGGGCAAGAAGTGGACATTCAGAGAAGTTGAGTATACTGTACAGGCTTTATACCTGTCAATTCTGACTCAAAGAGACGTCTATCTCTATTTCAGGAGTTGATTAAAAACTCCGTCATTTATATTTTTTAGGCTGGTGTAAATCCAGTGCGCAAATATTGCTAATTTGCTTCAGACACAAGTAAGACAAGTGTCGTCATTAGAAGTGTGATTAAATCACGGGGTTTGCTAAGTGTTTTACAAGCTTAGCTAACTTGGCAAGATTAATGGCTCTTACGGGCCGGGTCGGTTCCTATGGAACCGACAACATGGTATAGTTTACCAGACTGATCATTTAACATTAATGGGTATGTTTGTAGAAACTACTACTTGGTTTCTCATTTCCGAGAGACTGCTACTTCGGTGGTGTGCCGATAGTACAGGAGCTCGCAAAATGAGCTCGTGGGCAATAATTTCCCGATTGCAACTATGATCTAAAGTTGCGACGAGTGTGTCGTTAAACACAACATCGTCTTTGGACTC